TCTAGAAACAAATGCACATTTGGATATAATGGGTATCTTTGCAATCCACTCTGGCAAAGATATTGCCCTTCTGATCGGAATGTCACTCATGGTCTACGTCTTTTTCATGTTTCTTGGAGTGGGTATATCCTCGTACGCCACGTTTTCGACATGTCAGAAAACAAACACATCCGTTCACTTTCAACAAGGTGCTCTCTGGGCAATCTATCCAACGGTGGGATACGCAGTCACTCGATCGATCGAGGCATTTCGAATCTACTTTGATCGGTTTTATCGAGGCTTCGATGGATCGGTATCCGGGGCAGAACGAGCCGGTTGGGTTTCCATTGGATATGTGATGATGCTGACCGCGGTTGCCGGTATGTACGGACTTATGGATACGTCTATTACCGATGTATGCGTTCCCTCTATCGATGAAGCGACCAAATTTAAACAAGATATGCTCAAACGTCAAGCCGCAAAAGCCGCTGCTCACGAATCTACCCCCGCTGTACAGCTGCAAACACAATGAGGTACGACACGACCGACAGACCCAATACCCACAACCATAGTGGAAATACGGTGGAAGCCTTCTTGTTGGTACCAAACGGACGAATACGACCATGCTCGTCAAATGCAAGACGAGGCTGAACGTACAACAAGGCACTCACCAAAAAGAGATAAATAGTGACCATCCACATTTTGGGATTCGCACGGATCGATTCAATCATTATCTGAATACCGTAAAATAGTTCTTGAACAAAATACAGACCTATCTATAATGAGTGTACTCCCCTCGAGGAAGGCATTTGCCGATTATATCACACGTATATTCCTCAAAAGCCGAAGTCGCGGTTTTGACGCAGAGGATGAAGACATGGATCTGTGCACTCGTCAAGGGTCTTCCTCATCTGCACAAGAACTTCTTCCGTACCAAAGACTCGTCCGAGATTATCTGTTGATCGAAACACCCTATCGTGGACTCTTGGTCTATCATGGTCTCGGGTCCGGAAAAACATGTTCAGCCATTGGCGTCGCCGAGTCCCTTCTTCACAACAAAAAAGTCTTTGTGATGCTCCCCGCATCTCTCCAGAGCAATTTCCGACAGCAACTTCGCAAATGTGGAGATCCCATCTACATGACATCCAGTCATTGGGAAATCCGTCTCATTCGAACAGAAGCCGATAAACAACCAGCGTTGGCACTCGGTATCTCGGATGCATTTCTTCGCCGACAGGGTCGGTACTTTGTAAGTGTCGCCGACCGCGCGTCCAACTATGATGCACTCCCTCTCGATATTCGCAAAGGCATCGATGAACAAATCTCGGATCTCATCGAATCTCGGTACAAATTCATCAATTATAACGGTCTAAACTCTGAATCCGTCAAACTGTTGGTACCCGAAGATGAACCAGCCACATCCAAGACGTTCCATGACTCGGTAGTGATTATCGATGAAGCACACAATTTCATTTCACGAGTCATTAATCGGTCCGATATTGCGAAACGAGTGTATGATGCGATATACTTTGCCACCAATTGCAAGGTAGTGATGCTCTCGGGAACCCCCGTCATCAACAAACCCAACGAAGTCGCATATTTCATGAATCTGCTGAGAGGCCCTCTTGAACGTATCATCATTCCCACAAAAGAGATGCCAAAGTGGGATGAAGCCGCTATGAAGAAATTCTTTCACTCCCGGAATGACGTGGATACCGTCGAATTCAACAGTATGAAGCGACTTATCTATATCCAACGCAATCCACCTCAGTTCAAGAGCGTCTACAACGACAAGGGGGATCGCATTGCCGTTCAATATTCGAAAGATCTAGACCGGCTAACAAATCAGGAATGGGTCGCCTCCGTACGTGAACCCTTCCAACTTGCATTCCCTGGCTCGGTTCTAGCCGTGGACAATGTCACTCGCGAAATCCTCGAATGTCTTCCGACCAAATTTGAAGAGTTTATCAATTTCTTTGTGGATGGTCTCGATGTGAAGAATGCCCTACTGTTTCAACGTCGTGTCCAGGGACTTGTATCGTACTATAAAGGTGCAGATGAACGGATGCTTCCCAAACGTATTCACGACGAAGATATTCTTCAACTGGTACCCATGTCGGATGAACAGTTCAACCGATACCTCGAAGTACGGTGGCGAGAAATCCAAATGGAGTCTCGGAAAGCCATGCGCGGACCCGCAGCTCTCAACGAGGATTTTACAACCGCGCGGGTTCTCTCACGACTCGTGTGCAATTACGCCGTTCCTTCCGACATGAAAGAAGTGGAACAAACATCCGAAGATCAGAAAGTCGACAAGAGCCAAATACTCGCCCGACTCGTCTCCGATCCTGATCGCTATCTGCGTCCCGCCGGATTAGCCATCTATTCACCTAAACTCGCAAAAGCTCTCGGAATCCTAAAGGAGAGTGTCGGTACTGAAGACTTTCGAAATCAGTTCGTATACTCCACTTATCGTGAATTAGAAGGTCTCGGTATCTTTGGTGCAATCTTGGAAGCCAACGGATTCCAGCGATACAAACTCATCCAGGAAGGTGGAATCTACAAGGAAGATCCCACGATGGACCCCGCCAAACCCGCATATTCGTTCTACACGGGTGAAGAAGACATCGAACAGCGCGAGATTACTCGGTACATCTTTAATGAAGATTACAAAGGTCTCGAAACCGAGTATCCTCGTCATTCGTCCTCCATTCGAGAGAGCATCATTCGTCGTGGAAATAAAAAACTGCTCTGCGTTCTGATGGCAACCTCCTCGGGTGCGGAAGGCATCAACCTTATGAATGTTCGTCACATCCACATTCTGGAACCGCACTGGAATCCCGCACGACACGACCAAGTGATTGGACGAGGTATTCGCCTCTGTTCTCACGCATCTCGACAGCGTCTAGATGGCGTCAACATTCTCAAAGAAGCCGTCCCACCCGAAGAAAGAACGATCCAGATCTCATTCTATGTGACGATATTCTCTCCGACTCAGATGACGACCACCGATGGATTCAACATTGTACCGATTCGACGTGCCGATACTCGAGCCAAACGGTATGACAGTCCCGATATTCCCGGTGCACAACCACCCGAAGCATTCATGAGCTCCGATGAATTCTTGTATGAGATTTCCTACGAAAAGAGTCGGATTACTGCCGGTATCACTCGTCTCTTAAAACAAGCAGCCGTGGATTGCGAGATCCACCGAAAACTGCATTCAAAGGAACAGCCAGTCTTGCAGTGTATGCGATTTGATTCCACTGTCAAGGGTGAAGATCTTGCATATCATGCATCGATTCGCGACGATGAACTGGATGTCGCATTCCTTCGTAACCAGATGAAGCGTAAACGTAGGCTTCAGCGGGTCAAGATTAAAGGATTTGTCTTTCTAGTGGATCCAGACACTCGTCAAGTCTATGATGAACCTGCATTTGAGGATGGACAGCGTCTCCTCCAGTTAGGTACGGTCGAAAAAGATCGGATCAAGTTCTTTACAGTGCAGTCGAGATGATCGTCTCCAGGAAGGGATCGCACACCTTGGACCAAGGGCGGGTCTTGGCCTTCTCGACACATACACTTGAGCGCTTATTCGACAGAATACGATCCATCGCCGCCGTGACATCCTCCACCGAGGCCGTCTTGGCAATCTTGCCTACTCCAGCTCCAATCGAGAGGTAGGAATACGACGTGACCGGTACAATCTCGGCCACCGTCTCATCCAGAAAGCATCGGTAGTCACCCACATCCACAACCACCTGGGGTGCACCCGTCGCCAGATGCTCCAGCTGACAGAGACCGAACCCCTCCCCGTTTGCAGTATTGATACCGTAATCTGCCGCACCGTACAGCGATGCAATCGTCTTGTCGTCAAGTAGACGAGGAGGTGACGTATCCACTAGGCATACTCGGCTACCAAACTCGGCCGGAGACAGTCCCAGACGCTTCAGCTCCTCAATAAAGATTGCAACCGGGTGGTAAAAGATACCAGACTGCGGACTCATATTGCACACAAAGAGCATATACAGTGGCAGCGTCGGGTACTTGGCCACCAACCGAGCAAACGCCATCACCGAGAGATCGAGACGCTTCCTCTCCGAATTACGATTCATATTGAGGAACACCACTGCCTCGGGAGGAATGTTCAGCGTCTTACGAGTGGCAATCCGCTCGGCATCGGAACTGGGCTTGAACAACAGCGTGTCGACACC